GGGACATCCTGAGCTCAGGATACCCTACCGACCTCGCCGTCTCGAGCCGCCGAGGTCCGGACCATGAGCAGCAGACTCTGCTTCAACCTGACGCTCAATATCCGTCTGCAACGGATCTACACGCTGCTGCGCAGCTAAAATCTCCTGCAGCTTCACGCTGCACAAACTCGTCTGCTGACGCCGCAGACGCGTACGCAATGACTTGCGTAACTCCCGGGCGGCCTCCAAATCGGCGCCCGGAAACTGCATGTAACTCTCAAGAGCATGCAACTCCACCTCGGTCGCCACAATGGCTCCCTGAATACGCGCTTTACGCGCTTCCACGGACATAAAGTCCTCCAAGAAAAAAGAAACATGAACTAACATGAACTAAGATAATAGAACTGAAACAAAAGTCAACTACTACGTTAACGCACGCACGTTAGATCGCGCGCGCACAACACTAGAACATGACCAACATAGCGTACAGAAACTGTCCGACAAAAACCAAGAGCCCCGCCTCTCAAAGCGCGGGGCTCCACAGGCGCCTTCGCGCCTGTAATACAAAGGCCACCCCTAGGTGGGCCTCAACCGGCCTCTTATTAACCTAGAGGGGCCACCGCCGGCACAGCCGGCACCACAACAGGAGGCTTAACCAAAGCCTCCCACTCCTCCGGAGTATGAGACTCAACGTACTCAACCAGCCGACCGGGATTGTTCTCGAACTTATCGCGAACCTCCGGCGGCAACTGCAAGAACGAAGACCTCGCCTTCTCAATCATCTTCACGGCGCTGTCAAAATCTGAAATGCCCGTGAAATCACCATATACACCAGAAGCCACAGCACTAGGGAGACTATGAGTAAGACCGAAACGCCGAACAATCGTGTTGATATCCGCGTCCTCGGCGAACTGCTGTTGCGTGAGCATAGGCCCGGACGGCCACGTCCGATACTCATCCGAAACCTCCTTCCAGTCGTACCCATGCAATCCGTGAAGACCTCTCATTACTTCCCCCTATTGAAAATCTTCGTGACGTTCGTAGGGAACACCAACTTCGGGAATGCCTTCAAAATACCACCAATCGCCTTACCAGCGGGACCCATCACACCTACCGCTTCGTTGAACTTCGCCATATTGATCGCACCCGCCTTCTCCAACTCCGTTAAAATCGCCAGCGCTGACATCTGCCTCGCCGAGCTCGCCGTCTGTCTAATCGACTGCTTCGCTTGCTCAATCAGCAACGGCATCATCTCGATCGCCTGATCCCGCGAAATCTCGCCACTCTGCGCCTGAGCAGCCAACACGCGGTACCGATCCGGCGCAGTCGACGCCATATCCGCTGCTTGAGTCCGAGACAACTGACCAGCACCCGCGGCAGCACTCGCCTGAGCGTGCGTCAACTCAATCGTAGCATTCGCCTGACGTACCGCCAGCGCATTCGCCACAGCTCGGTCCAGACCTCCATAATCCGCCATCGCTCCGCTCGGCTGAGACGCACCCTGATTCGCTGACAGCATCGGGTTAAGACCCGCCTTCTGCAAATCCTCCACTTCACGTTGATGCGCCGTCGAGCTCATGCGCTCTTGAAATTCCCGATTCCGCTGTGCTTCACGAACACCAAGGGCCGTCCCAGCAATCGCCGTACCGGCTCCTACAGCAACCGGGATCCATTTACCCCAGTCGAAATTCGACCGGACTTGAAACGCATTCGTCACGTCGAAAGCCATTATAGGCGTGCTCCCATCCCTGGGAGGCTATAAATCGGCATACACCGCACCAGCCGGTCAGAGAACAGAAAATCACCAAGAAACTGCTGCGATGCGATCGTATCCGTCTGCAACACACGCTCAACTACCGTATCCGTCTTATCCGTAATGAAACTCGCGTTCAGAGTCGGTGCCGCTGCGAACTCTTCCGAGAAATGCCACATATCCAACGGCGTCGTCACCCGCGACCGCAGCGAACCGGAAATCCGCGACGGCATATACTTGTATTCCGACCACCGCTCCTGATACCCAAACACCAGATCATCGTTAGCCGCTGTTCCTGTCGCGTACAACTCACGCTCACGCACCGCTTGCTCACCAAGACCATTCAAACCGGGCCAGTAGAACTCAAAGCGACCGCGACGGAACCACATACGGTGAATCCCTTCCTGATACGACAGATCCGCGCGGACGTTCACCAAACCGATAATGAAACCGTGCTCCACGAAGCTCTGAGAAAAACCATGCTTATACACCGAAATGGTACCGATACCCGCCTGCTCACCCAACACCGTCGTCGACCCGTCAATATCCGTCGCCGACGTCTGAGCCAACGGGTGGACCGTCACCATCGTCCGACCACCGCCAAGATACTCCGGACGCTGCAACCGAGCATCAGGCGACAACACACCGAAATGAGCTCGCAGTAACTCCGTATACCGCGTCCCACCCCGAGCGTCCCGCTCCAACATCAACTGAATTAACGACGCTGTCCGAAGATCGTTAATCAGCACCTTCACGTCAGGATAACCGTCCCTCCCTGACGCCTGAACACGCAATCCATCGTCCAAGAAATACGGCCCCACACTCACGTCTCGCGTACCCGGGAACTTCGCCGTCACAGGACCCGCGGCCGTAGCCGTACCTGCCAGATATCCCAGACCCGTGACCGGAGCTGCACCTTGCGACCAAAAGCCAGCGCTCGACTGCTGCACTGTAGACCACCCTTGCCCCGGCACCGCCGGATCCCAACCGATCACCGAACCCATATTCATCGGCTTCTGAGGCCAAGGACGACACGTCGTGAAATAATCGTGACGCTTACCACGAGCTCTCACCAAGAAATCACCCACGTCATCCGGACCGTCGTCCGTGTCCACATCCAAGGGAGTCTGCAAATCCTGATCCCTGAAAAACTCATTCCAGATCAGGTTATACCCACGGAACGGCAGAGACACCACATCGATATCGTCGGTACCGGTAACCGTGTTCAACGTCAGACCCATAAAATCGTACAGACTCCCAACCGTCATATCGTTCTGAGCCACCGCAACTATCGGCGCTAAATACTGGGTCGTAGTCGTCGGCGTCGCCTTCTCACCCATTGCGTCTTCCCAATGGGTCCACACCAACCGATTCGGCACGAAAAAGAAAAACGACTCCAGCGTCAAATTGTCCATTACTGGAACGATCGGTGTCGCCAACCGACAAAATGCATCCATCCGACACGAAATCGAATCACCCGGCAGCACCTCGCGCACGTACACCGGAACCAACGCCGCTCCGTCAAACGACGTCTTATGATAATGCTCCACGTCAAACGCCGACCGAGGTACATCAGGACGAGGCACCATGGCGAACCGGTGCGCCTCGACACTCCGCATCTGACCACTAGGCATTCCCGTCTCCGTTAGGGGTGGGCAAAATCACACTCGCGTTCACCACAAACCGAGGCGCCGACACGATCACGCCCGTCCTCTCATCCAACTCCCCGAGCTCGTACAAATCAAAGTCCTCCGGATACTTCTCCACCAAATGCTTACTCCCACGGAACGTATCCACCAACGTCCGCGACATCTGCCCGTCATTGTGACCCATCATGACGGGACCAAACAGCGACATCTTCTTGTCCAGAAAGCAATACAGTTTCACATCACACCTCCGTTAAAGGTCTTTACGAGACTCCACCTGCATGGTCGCAAACTCCTCACGTACCGCCAAACGCTCTGGCGTCGAATCCCACTTCCGCTCCATCGCACGCCTAAACCGACCTTCCTCGATCAGCTCCACTTCCATGGCATCGGCCTCCTTCCGATACCGCTCCCAGTAATACCGAGGAACCTTTGACCTCACACCTTCACGCGTCACCGCGTAATCCAACGGAAACAAATCGCCCTTAAAGCGATCGTACCAATGAGCACCGATACCGGGCTTGAGCGACATACGAACAAACTCTTCCTCTCTGGCGATCCGGCGCAAAGCATCTCCAATGTCGAACCCCGCTTTGGCCTTGCGCCGAAGAAGCGCCCGAGCTCGGGCCCAACCTGACCGCTTCGTCGCCTTCTCCACGACATATCCCGCAACATATGCTGCAGAGGCCGCAGTAACATCGTCCAACTGAACCGCGCCCTTCTTCCATACTTCCTCCGCTAGCGTCGAACGAAACGAACCATTGAACAACTCTTGCTCATCCCCAAACACCATGTTGAACAGAATCGCGTGAAAATGCGGACGCCGCCGAATACTACCATACTCTCCTGACACAAAAAAACGGATCCGACCTTTCGACCGGATCCGCTCCCGGAGACGTCTAATCGTCTCCTGAAAATCCTTATACTTCAAACTACCATCGGACGGCAACTCCTTATCCTCGTACGTGAACGTCGCCATCCAACTCCTGTCATACCGCTGAGCCTCGTGCATGATCCGAACTGACCAGGCACGAGCCCTGTCCAACATGCAACCGATACACACACCGCATTGCAGCTCCAAGGCACGACCCGAGCGGGTAGGATCGTATCCGATCCACACTTCTCCCGACTCGGGGTGCCTAGAGCCACGTAGAGGGCGAAAACAACTCACATGCGGAACCCGCCACGGCCAGGCCGAGCGAGGTTCACTGACTTCGTCTTCCGACTCTGCGCCTTAAACTTCGACGCTGACCGCGACTTATTCACCTTGAAACGCATAACGCCTCTCTAGAAAAGGGGACCTCTTCACTCCCAAAGGTAACAGTCCCACCAGGGACCTGTCACCTAGCACACAGTAGTCAAGACAGACCTGTGTGCGTCCCCCCAAGGGGACATCCTGAGCTCAGGATACCCTACCGACCTCGCCGTCTCGAGCCGCCGAGGTCCGGACCATGAGCAGCAGACTCTGCTTCAACCTGACGCTCAATATCCGTCTGCAACGGATCTACA